TTCCCTGGCGCCGAGGCCCCGCCCGAGCCGGCCATGGCCGAGTCCACCCAGCAGGGCATGCCCGAAGCTGGCGAGGTCGAGCCGGGCGTGAGCAATCTGGCTGAAGGCTCTGCCCCTGCGGCATCGCCCGAGGCGCAGGCCGATCAGGCCTCCAGCGCCAGCGCTGGTGGTGCTGACGGCGAGCCCCCGGCCGTGGCCGTGGCGATCGAGACCGGCGCTGCAGACGGCACCGACGTGGCTCCCGATGGCCAGGATGAGCCCATCGACCCCAAGGACGAGCAGCGCGCCAAGAGCTGGGAAGGCCGCCTGAAGAAGCGCGAAGAAGAGCTGGCCGCCCGCGAGGCCGCCCTCAAGGAGCGCGAGACGCCGGCCGCCCAGGCTGCTGAAGTGGCATCGGGTGGTGAGGGCGCCGAGCCCGTGGCCGAAGCGGTGGCCGAGGCCGTCGACCAGGTCGAGTCCGGGAAGATGACTCCGGACCAGGCCATCAAGACCCTGACCGAGGACTTCGGCCCCGAGTTCGCCAACCTGCTGTCCGTGCTGATCGAGTCCAAGGCCACCGAGATCGCCGGCCGTGCGGCTGACGAGCGCGTGGGCAGCGTGAGCAAGACGATCGACGCCCTGGTCGGCGAGATCGTGCAGGACAAGCAGCGCAGCCACTTCGAGTCCATCTCGGATGCGCACCCCGACTTCGTCGAGGTGGCCGAGGGCCAGGACTTCAAGGACTGGGTGCAGGCCATGCCCGAAGAGGAGCGCGCCAAGGCTCTGGAGACGATTGACAACGGCAGCTCCCGCGCCATCGTCAAGCTGATCAGCACCTTCAAGGCCGGCCAGGAAGCTGGCGCCGTGGACGAGCCCACCGCTCCTCCTGCCGACGCAGTCCCCGAGGCCGATGCGGACAACGCCGAGGGCGTGCGCTCCGGTGGCCTGCGCCTGCCCGAAGCCCCGGCCCGTGCCGACGGCTACGAGGAAGCCTGGGACAAGTTCTGATGGCTGCCATCTTCTTGCCCGGCAATGCAGCCATCGCAGCGGCTAATGCGGCGCAGGCGGCGCAGGCGGCAAAGAAGAAGGGCCTGCGCGATGAGGGGGATCGGGAGGTGGAGCGTCTGCAGGGTCCGGATGGGCCTGGTGTGCAGCACGGAACCGACCCGGTCACGCCAGAGCAGAAGCCTGCTCCTCCCGTCAAAAAGTCCGATGCAAATGGCGTCGGAGAGTACGAGCAGGCCTGGGCGGATGGCGAGGATGATCAATCCAATAAAGCCGCAGGCCCCGAACTGCAGAAGGCTATCGCAAAAAACAAAGAGCAAGCAATGGAGTTCCAGGAAGCCTTCGAGAAGTCGTAGTCGTTCCTGAGAGCCCTGTTGCGCAATGGGGCGAAGCCCCCATCAATTCACAGCCCGCCACGTGCGGGCTTTTCCATTTGAGGGTCATTCCGACCCGCATGCGTGGGGTGGTTACCTCGCCGCGTGGCCCGGTGCGCGTCATCACTGGGCAACTCTCTGGAGCACGACATCAGTCGCGCATACGGCACCGCCGGGACAAGCCTTCGGGCTCCCCACACGCGGTGCACGGTCTGCATACGGCAAACGAGTCACCAACGCTCCTTTTGATTGGGCGTCCCCATGACGTCCTGAAAGCCATTTCATCGAAAGGAATTAAAAATGGCAACTGTTTCCTACGGCGACATCTCGCCCCGTACCGCAGCCTACGCTGAAAAAGAACTCCTGAAGCGCGGCCTCCCCTACCTCGTGATCGAGAAGTTCGGTCAGGCCAAGAGCCTGCCGAGCAACTCCAGCAAGGTCGAGAAGTTCCGCCGCTACAACGCGCTCTCCAACACCCCGGCCACCCTGACCGAAGGCGTCACGCCCGCCAGCCAGGCCCTGTCCGTGACCGACGTGACCGCGACCCTGTCGCAGTACGGCGGCCTGGTGCAGATCAGCGACGTCATCCTGGACACCCACGAGGACAACACGCTGAACGAGGCGATCAACCTGCTGGGCGAACAGGCCGCGCAGATGATCGAGAAGATGCGCTTCGGCGTCCTGAAGGCCGGCACCAACGTGCTGTACGCCAACGGCACCGTGCGTACCGACGTGAACACCGTGCTGACGACCGCGATCCAGCGTAAGGCTGTGCGTGCTCTGAAGCGCCAGAACGCCCGTCAGATCACCTCGATCGTGCGCTCCACCGCCGCCTACCAGACGGAAAACGTGGCCCCCGGCTACGTGGCCCTGATCCACCCGGACCTGGAAGGTGACGTCCGCCTGATGACCGGCTTCACCCCGGCCGAGCGCTACGGCTCGATCTCCCCCTGGGAGAACGAGATCGGCAAGGTCGACGATGTGCGCTACGTCAGCTCGACGATCTTCGAGCCCTGGGCCAACGGCGGCGGCGCCAAGGGCACGATGCTGTCCACCGGCGGCGCCCTGGCCGACGTGTACCCGATCCTGTTCCTGGGCCGCGACGCCTACGGCATCATCGCCCTGAAGGGTCAGTACGCGCTGACCCCGATGGTGGTGAACCCGAAGCCGAGCGACAGCGACCCGCTGGCTCAGCGTGGTTCGGTGAGCTGGAAGGCCATGCAGACCGCCGTGATCCTGAACGATGCGTTCATGGTCCGCGTGGAAGTGGCCGCCACCGCCTAATCAGGCGGATGAATGAGAGGTCGGGGCTCTAGGGCTCCGGCCTCTTCTCATTCCACTCACAAAAAGAAAGGGACCTCATGTCCGCACTCTCCACCATCCTGAACGCTGACATCCGCAAGGCGCTGGGCAACATGGTCTTCAACAAGCCCGTGTTGGCCATCAACCTGGGCGGCGCTGCCACCGTCAAGACCACCAACGCCATCGCCTACTCGGTCGACGGCGTTGCCCTGAGCAAGGCCGCGCTGGCCGCGCAGTCCATCGCTGTGACCCACGACTGCTTCGGCAACCTCGTGGCCAACGGCGTGGCCGCCTATGTGCAGCCCGTGGGCACCACGGTGTACTACCTGCTCTCCCTGGACTCCGGCGGCAACGTCAAGGTCTCCCAGGGCAGCTACGCAGGCCAGACCCTGGCGTTCCCCAGCGACATCTCGCGCATCAACACCGGCACCGGCGGCCTGCCCGTCGAGCCCGCCGGTTGCACCGCGTTCGGTGTGATCAAGGTCGCCCCGACCGTGGCCGCCACGTTCACCCCGGGCACCACCGCCCTGGACGCGGCCAACGTCAACGCGACCTACTTCGACCTGTCGATGGTCCCGGCCGTCGCGCCGTAATCGCCCGACGCTCACGAGAGCCCCGCGCCGCAAGGCCCGGGGCTTTTTTCATTCCCGATTCAAAGAGGTAACCCAACATGGCAACTTCCAGCTCCAAGAACCAGTCCCAGATCACCGGTCTGGACGAGACCCCCACCGCCACCGCTGTCGCGGTCGTGGCGGCCGACGTGCCCGAGATCAAGGGCGCCAACCATGACGACGCCCTGAGCGGCAAGTTCGAGATGGTGACCGTGCACTCGTCCGAGAGCGACGGCGGCAACGACGCGGTGTTCGTCTCGCTCAACGGTTACGCCTACCAGATTCCGCGCGACAAGCCTTTCAAGGTCCCGACCGAAGTGGTCGAGGTGCTGCGCAACGCCAAGACCACGATCTACAAGAACGTGCCCAACGGCGGCCAGGTCGAGGACACGCGCCAGCGCTTCGCCTTCTCCAGCCAGCCTGCCTAAACCCCGGGGATAGCCCAGCATGAAGGTATCCGAGTTCTACCCCTACGTGCTGCCCGATGTGCTGGGCTGCCCGTCCCCGATGCTGCGGCAGGCCATTGTGTCTGCCGCCCAAGAATTCTGCGTCGAGACGCTGGCCTGGAACGAAATTCAGGAACCGATCTCGCTGCTCAACGGTGAGCGCAGCTACGACCTGGACTTCCCCAGCCAGTCCTACCTGCACGCCGTGCGTGAAATCTGGTGCGGCGCCAACCGCATGTACCCCAAGACCCTGGCCGAGATTTCGCGCCTGATGCCTGACTGGCAGACCCGCACCAGCAACGAGCCGGTCTACTTCAACATGTCGGCCACGCGCGGCACGCTGCAGGTCTTCCCGACCCCGGCCAACATCGAGAGCCAGGCCATGGTGGTGCACGCGGCCTATGCGCCCAAGTCGTCCGCCACGTCGCTGCCCGACTTCCTGGGCGAGCGGCACACCGAGGTCATCGCCTCCGGCGCCAAGGCTCGCCTGATGGCGATGCCGGGCAAGAAGTGGAGCAGCCCCGAGCTGTCCGCTTACCACCGATCCATCTTCATCACTGGCATGGATAACGCCCGCATCGACGAGGAGCACGGCCGTGTGGTCGGCTCCCTGAGCGTGGCGCCGCGCCGCTTCGGGTAAGCACATGAGCCAATACGACCTGACCATCAACAAGGGCGAGACCTTCATCCGCCGCGTGATCTGGAAGGATGCCACAGGCGTCCCGATCAACCTGACGATGTACACGGCACGCATGCAGGTGCGCAAGAGCATCAACGACGCGACCGCGCTGATTGACATCAACACCGAGAACGGCGGCATCGTGCTGATCCCGGGGGATGGTGCGATCGACCTGCGGATCGAGGCCTCTGTCACGTCGCTGCTGACGGCCACGCGCGCCGTCTACGACCTGGAGCTGATCTCTGGTGACGGCACGGTCACGCGCCTGCTGGAAGGCGGCATCGAGTTCACCCGCGAGGTGACCCGGTGAGTGGCTCGCTGGTCGTCGAAGAATCCGGTCGCACGGTCGTCGTCCAGGAGCGCGTCACCCAGGTGATCGAGGTGGTCTCGCGCGGCCCGCAAGGCCCTGCAGGCCCTGTGAGCCCGGAGTCCTACGCGCTGCTGGCGGCATCTCAGGCTGCGGCCAACGCTGCGGCATCGAGCGAGACGGCGGCCGCCACCAGCCAGGCCTCGGCCTCGGCCAGTGAGACGGCTGCAGCGGGCAGCGCCACTGCCGCGAACGCCTCCAAGCTGGCTGCTGCAAGCTCTGAGACGGCTGCGGCCGCGAGCGCATCGAAGGCGACCGAGGCTTCGGCCAGCGCGACGTCCGCCAGCGGGTCTGCCGCCGCAGCTGCCGGTTCTGCCACGGCAGCTGATGCCAGCGCCACCTCGGCCTCTGGCAGCGCGACGTCGGCCACGGCCAGCGCCAGCGCTGCGGCCGGCAGCGCCACCACGGCCTCCACCCAGGCCGGCAATGCGTCCACCAGCGCCGCGAACGCTGCCGCATCGGAATCTGCAGCATCTGCCAGCGCCAGCACGGCAACGACCCAGGCCGGCAATGCATCGACGAGCGCGACCAGCGCCGCCACCTCGGCATCCAGTGCCGCCACCTCGGCCACCAACGCTGGTAACTCTGAGACGGCAGCTGCAGGCAGTGCCACGGCCGCAAACACCAGCGCCACCAACGCCGCAAGCTCGGCTACGGCAGCTGCCGGATCGGCAACCAGTGCCGGAAGCTCGGCCACGGCGGCCGCTGCGTCGGTGGACTCCACCAAGGATGTACCCAGCGGCACGATCACCGGCGGCATCCTGGCCCTGGCCAACCGTGGCCAGTGCATCCCGATCTCTGCGGGCGTCACGGTGCCGTCTGGCATCTTCGCGCTCGGCCAGACCGTGAGCCTCTACAACGACACGGCCGGCAACCTGACCATCACACAGGGCTCCAGCATGACCCTGCGCAACAACGGCACGGCCTCGACGGGCAACCGCACGCTGGCTCAGCGCGCCATCGCCACGATCTGGTTCCGCTCGGCCACCGAGGCTGTCATCACCGGCTGCACGTAATGTCGGCACTGTTCCAGATGCTGATGGCCACGACGGTCTTCGGCAGCTTTGTGTTCACGCAGACGATCAGCGCGAACACGGTCAACTACAACCTGAAGGCGGCGGCGATTGCGGCGGGATGGGATCAGACCATTCCGCTCATGGCCACGGTCACGGTCAACTCTGGTGTGTATGTCTACGCCTCCAGTACAGGGGTGTATGCCTTCGACACCGGGTCCACTTTCCCGCCCAGTTCGCAGCTTGCACTCATCAACAACGGAGTCATCGTCGGGCGAGGCGGAGATGGCGGCGGTGGCAACAACCCATTCGTTGGGCCGGCATACGGCGGCGGTGGTGGCGGCCCTGGCCTGATTGCTCGCGTCTCGATTTCCATCACCAACAACGGCGCCATCGGCGGTGGCGGCGGTGGTGGTGGCGGCGGTGGAACATCCACCTGGAGCGATGGGAAGAACAGCTTCATCAGTGGCGGCGGCGGAGGCGGCGGCGGACGGCCAAACGGCACAGGCGGCCCTCCCGACACATCGTACACATCCGGCAGCTATGGCGGATCGGCTGGGCTCGGGTCCATTGGCTCAGGAGGAGCCGGCTATTTCCTGCCGGCATACCCGCCAGCCAGCGGTGGCAATGGCGGTGACGGCGGCGACATCGGAGCCTATGGATCGGCTGGTCAGTACGGGATTGGTTCGGCCGGAAATGGCGCTGGCGGGCCGCCTGGAGCGGCCATCGCCGGAAACGCAAATATCACCTGGGTCGCCACCGGCACCCGACTTGGAGCCATCACATGAGTATCGCCTTCGATTACGACGTCATCAGCACCGACGAGTCCGCTGGAGTCATGGAGGTGCTGTACACGCACGCCGTCTACGGCGATGTGTTGGTTGGAGTTCGGCTGCCGCTGGTTGGCGAGTCGCGCGAGGCCGTCATCATTCAGGCCGCACCGACGGCAATCTGGGAGCCGCGAGTCATCGCGTATGACGTGCCACCCGTTGGACTGAAGGGCTCAATCGGCTCTGGTCCTGTCGATGTGCGCACGCCCCTGCAGGTCGCCAAGGACAACAAGCTGGCGGAGATTGCGCTCTGGCGCTACGTTTCCGAGACGGGCGGCGTCATGGTCGGAGGCTCCAAGATCAGGACCGACCGCGAGAGCCAGGCCCAGGTCACGGGCGCATTCACCTGCCTGTCCCAGGGGTTGGTGCAGTCGATCGACTGGAAGGCGTCTGACGGCTCCTGGGTCACGCTGGGCCTGCCCCAGGTGACAGCCATCGCCACGGCAGTCTCGCAGCATGTGCAGTCCTGCTTCACGGCTGAGCGCGAGCTGGCCGCCCTGGTGGCTGCAGCGCTGACGGTCGAGGATGTCCAGGCGATCAGCACCCCGGTCGAGGTTCTCTGATGGCGACGTCCACCCGAATCGGCCTGCACACCGCCTTCGGCTGGCGCGTGGCGCACATGGCCATGCCGGCCGGGGCCGAGCACACGCTGCTGATCCGCAAGTACATGCAGCGCCACGAGATGCCGGCACAGGCCCTGTGGACCAAGGGTCGCGTCGAGAGCTTCAACCAGTCGGGAGAGTTCCTGATTGGCGAGCGCATCAAGGGCTCGTTCACGGGCGAGTTCGGGCCTGTGCGCAAGGGCCGCCTGGTTCTGCGCGCCACGTCAGACAGCGAGTGGTGGTGTGTGCCGGCCTCACTGAATGGCGGGCTCATGCCGGTGCTGAGCGCTCTGCGCGTGCCTGCCGGTCAAACGCTGCCGCTTGCGGCCGGCACCAAGTTTCTGCTGTGCGACGGTGATCTGTCGGTGGGCGCCTCCGCTGTTGCGGTGGGCGAGTCGATGGAGAGTGCCGAGGCCGTCGCCAGCTCCGTTTCCGGGGCTCTTGGCCTCATTTTCTCTGACGCTGCACCATGAAATACCGCCCCCTCACCACCAACCTGACCTACTACGCAGGCCTGCTGCTGCTGCTGACGCTGCCGTGGCGCCTGGACGATGCGCTCGCCTGGCTGCCGGCCATCATCGCGGTCTACATGTGGGGCGTAATCGTCCTGAGCGTCGGCTACCACCGTCTGTTCTCGCACCACGCCTTCCAGGCCAATGGCTTCTGGCATGCGCTGTTCGCCTTCTCCGGGGTGGCCTACATGTTCGGCAGTCCGTCCCAGTGGGTGATCATCCACCAGGCGCACCACGACCACTCGGACACCGAGCTTGACCCGAACCGGGATGGCTGGAAGGCGATGCTCTGGAAGGGCTACCGGTCCACCGAGTCCGACAAGTGGCGCGCCAAGATGCTGATGCGCAACCACCCCCAGATGTACGCCTTCATCGAGCACTACTGCACGCCGATCTCGATCGGGATGCTGACCTTGATGGGCCTGCTGATGCCGGACTTCCTGCTGAACGCCTTCCTGCCGGGCGTGGCCTTCGTGCTGTTCGTTGGCGGCCTGCACACAAACTTCAGCCACTACCGGGGCCAGCCGCTGAACCTGTGGTGGATGGAGTACCTGCTGCCTGTGGGTGGCGATTGGCTGCACGGCACACACCACAAACGGGCCGGGCTCTGGGACATGCGCACCCGCTGGTATCACCTGGACATCGGGCAGTGGGTCATCCGCGCCATCCGCCGGACCTGACGATCTGTCCGGGGGCTTGACACCCGTGCTACTATTTTAGTGAACGACAGCCCGCATTGACGCGGGCTTTTTCGTTTGCGCCCACCAAAGCCGCCCGGTTGATCCCGGCGGCTTTTTTGTTTCCAAGGGAGCAACATGGCAACTCCAGCCAGTTCCGTCGTCAAGTCGGCGGCCACCATTCTTCAGGACCTGGCCGGCGTGCGATGGCCGGCCACCGAGCTGGTGGAGTGGCTCAATGCCGGGCAGCGCGAGATTCAGGTCTACCGCCCGGACGCCACGATGCACACGCTCACCGGCACCCTGCAGTCCGGCGATCGGCAAGTGCTGAGCGCCATCTCCGAGGTGGCCGCCCTCAAGCCACTGCGCTTCCTGGGCATCCGCCGCAACAAGTCGTCGGCCAGCCAGGGCGGGGCCGTCACCGAGGCGGCGCGCGCCGAGCTGGACGCGGTTGACCCGAACTGGGCGGCAAGCCCCGGCGCGATCGACATCGAGCACTTCATGTTCGACAAGCGCGACCAGCTGGCCTTCTACGTCTACCCGCCGGCCTCGCCGCTGGCCAAGGTGGAGCTGATGGTGTCGGTCGCCCCGGATGACGTGCCCGTACCCAGCGGAGTCACCTTTGCAACGGTGACGGGGAATATCTCTGTGCCAGACAACTTCGCCAGCGCGCTGGTGGACTACGTGCTGCACCGCGCCTTCCTCAAGGACACCGAGTTCTCCGGCGATGTGGGCCGGGCAACCGCCCACTACAACGCCTTCGGCAACGCACTGAGCATCGAGCTGCGCAGCGGCCTCATCGCCTCGTCTGGCGACGTCTCCGGCTCCATCAACCAATAAGCGAGACGCACCAGCATGTACCGCCCCAAGATCGCCAACAACGCCGTGACCACCCTGGCCACGTCGATCGCCACCATCGGCCAGACCTCCGTCACCCTGACGTCCTCCGTCAAGTTCCCCGACCTGGTGGACGGCGAGTGGTACTACATCACCGTCGTCGACGCTGCCAACGTGCCGGAGGTGATGATCGTTACAGCCAAGGTCGGCTCCGTGCTGACCGTGCAGCGCGCCAAGGACGGCACGGCTGCGCGGACCTTTGCCGCTGGCTCCACGGTCTCCATGAACCCCAACGCCGGCTACCTGGAGAAGCTGGCCGCCCGTGACGGCAGCGACGCCTCCGGAACCTGGCCCATCGGCATCGAGGGCAATGCTGGCACGGTCACGGACGGTGTCTACACCGCAGGCGACCAGACGATCGGCGGCACCAAGACCTTCTCCTCCCCCATCGTTGGCGACCTGAGTGGCAACGCGGCCACCGCCGACCTGGCGGATGTGGCGAGCTTCGCCACCCACGCCTACTCGGCCGTGGCGGGCGGCTCGTCGGTGGCGATCACGGCCACCTTCGCCCCCAACATCACGGCACTGGAGGACGGCACCCGCGTGCGCCTCAAGGGTGCGCCCCTCAACACCAGCACCAGCCTCACCTTCGCCGCCGGCACCACGAGCCCGGTTCCCGTCAAGACCACCTCCGGCATGGCCCTGTCGGTCGGCGTCATGCCATCGGATGCCGACCTGCTGTACAGCGCCGCGCTGGGCGCCTGGGTGCTGATGAACCCGCTGAGCGACCTGGCGGCGGCGAGCTTCACGGCCGCCATTGACGCCGGCACGCTGACGCTGGCGTTGGCGCCCTGTGTCAGCACATTCCGCAGCGCGTCACTGACGGACGGCTCCGTGCGCCTGGTGCGCAACGATGCCGAGCTGAGCCTGCTGCTGCCGCAGGCGGCTTCCCTGGGTGCCTCCAATGGTGTGGCCAGCACGATGGTGCTGATGGAGCTGCTGTCCGGCACGTCCAAGGAGCTGGCCGTCATGAACCTGAGCGGCTTCCTGGCCGCCGGCATGAACGGACGCGAACTGATCAGCACCACCGCCATGAGCGCGGCCGCCACCAGTGCCTCGGTCATCTACAGCGCAACCGCCCGCACCAATGTGTCGTATCGCGTGCGCGGCCTGATCACCCACACCCAGACCCTGGCCGGCTTCTATAACGCGCCCATGACCCGGCTCGACCCGGTGAACGTCGGACTGCGCAGCATGGACTTCAGCAAGCCATCCGACTTCTCCGCCGCAGGGGCCACCTGCACCTACACGGGAAGCCTGGTGGAGACGGCTGGCTTTTATGTCCGTGGCGGCGGTGATCTGTGGACCCCGGGAACCTGGGACCTTGGAGCCAATCGGGTCATGGTCGGCATCCGCGTCGCAAGCGAGGACTACACAGACGCCGATGGCGGCAACGTCGCCGTGCGTCGCGTCTATGTGCGCGGAATCAACATCAAGAACAACTAAGGATGCCGATGCCTGACTTTTTCATCCACGACCACATGGTTCAGGCCGTTCACCACCTGTACCCAGCCATGCGGTATGGGCGCGATTTCATGGTGCTCATGGGCGTCAACCGCGACGGCACGCCGGCCAGCGACGCCTGGATCGAGGGCTGGCCCGAGATCATGCCGATGCCCACGCTGGACGAACTGCGCGCAGCCTACGCAGACAGCCAGGCCTCGCCCGCTGCATGAAGTTTCGCCTCTACCAGGCGCTGATCGCCTTCGATCAGCTGCTCAATGCCGTCCTCTTCGGCGGCTGGGCCGACGAGACCATGTCCTCGGCCGCGTGGCGCCTGGAGCAAGAGGGCCGCATCGGCGGGCGCATCGCTCGCCCCGTGATCGACAAGCTGCTGTGGTTCGACCGAGACCACTGCCGCGTCTCCTACGAATCTGAGCGTGATCGCGCGCAGCTACCACCCGGACTGCGCGAGGTTCCGGCCTCAAATCAGATCCATTTTCACAGCTTCTCTCGCGCGAAAGGCCGCACCCATGATTGAGAAGGACCCGTCCACCTACCCCCTGCTGACCTACCTCTGGGTGATCGGCCTCTCCGTCTTCAGTGGCTTTGCCAGCTTCATGCGCAACCTCAAGAAGGGTCGCGCGCGGGTCTTCAACATCGTCGAGTTCGTGGGCGAGATCGCGTCGTCCGCACTGGCCGGCCTGATCACATTCTGGCTCTGCCAGGAGAGCAACGTCTCGCAGCTGATGACGGCGGTCTTCGTGGCCGTCTCCGGCCACATGGGCAGCAAGGCCCTCAACATGTTCGAGGAGTGGGCTGAGAAGCGCTTCCCCGATCTGGCCAACAAGAAAGGCGAGTGATGTTCTCTGCACTGTTTTCATTCCTGGGGGGCTCTGTCTTCCGCATGCTGTGGGGCGAGATTTCCAGCTTGATGAGCAAGCGCCAGGACCACGCGCACGAGATCGAGCGCCTGCGCCTGCAGTCCGAACTCGATGACAAGGCCCACCTGCGCACCCAGGACAACCTGCGCCTGCAGCACCAGCTGGGCGTGGAGCAGATCGAGGTCATGCGCGAGTCCGCATCGTCTGCGGCGGCCGATGAGGCCTTCGGCAACGCCATGAAGGAAGCCTTCAAGCCGACCGGCTACACGCTGGTCGACGTCTGGAACGGCGTGATCCGCCCTCAGTTCGCGCAGATCGCCCTGTGCCTGTGGTTCGCCAAGGTGGTGGGTCAGGGCTTCACCATGGACGACTACGACAAGGAGCTGGTGGCTGCCATCCTGGGCTTCTTCGTGGCTGACCGCACCCTGCTGAAGCGGGGCAAGTGACGTGGGGCAGCTGGAACTCCTGTACCAGCTGATCCGCCGCTTCGAGGGGTGCCACCTCAAGCCCTACCTGTGCCCGGCCGGGGTCTGGACCTGCGGCTGGGGCAGCACGGGGCCTGACGTCTTTCCTGGACGCGCCTGGACCCAGGAGTACGCGGACAT